AATTGATAAAACTACTGATTCTTATAGAGAAAGATTTAATCAATCACTTCTACAACAAGGTTATAAAAAGAATCAATATACTCCTGGTTATAATAAAAATGATGTGGATCCAACTCCAGAAGCTCTTGCAATAGCTGATGCCTTTGCATCTGGTAAAAAATTACCTTCTGCAACACAAGTTCAGCCTGCACCGGCACCATCTAATCCTGTTACAAATGAAACAACAGTACCACCACCATCGGATGGATCAACTGTTTCACCTGTACCAGCACCAGCCTCTGCACCAGTTTCAAATTTAACAAACACGAATGTTGCCTTGAATTTGCCATCGGATAACTCAGGTAATTCTGGAGAGAGAATGTCCAAAACCAACAACGTTGCCATGAATTCACGCAGTAAGGGAAGAAGTGGATTAATGCCTAGTCAAATATCGGTGAGAAATGAAGAACCAACATATAATGAATTGATTGCTGCTTCTACTAGGATGATATAAACAAAAAACCCCGCACTAGGCGGGGTCTAAACGGTCAGGGAATCGTTTTAATCTTCAGCCAACTTGGCAAAGTATTCCATATCATCAACATCAGTATCTGCAATATCAATTGCTGGAACTGGCTTGTTAAGTACAGACCTTGCTTGTTCAACTGTGGTACGTGCTCGAGGAGCATCACCTTCATCACTAGCATTCAAACCAAGTACTTTATCCAAACGTGATTTTAAAGTATCATATGACTTGAATTCTTTGTCAGCCGTCAACTCAGTCAATGAGTATTGTGACTTCCAAATTTTCTCCATCTGTTCATCGTTATCCAACAATACAGATGATGACATAAATTCGGATTTGTCGTAGTTCTGATAACCAGCAACCTTAGTGATACGCAACTTGAAGTTGGCACCTTTCCACAAATCAAACGGATTGATTGGTGTTTCATCTTCAAAGGCCGGATTCATCGCACCAGTAATCTTCTCAAAAATCTTGGCACCGAACTTGAACAATTTAACTTGTCCTTCATTCTCTGGATGCTTAGGATCAGATACGATATACACGTTACAAATGTAATTCAGTTTACGCTTTTGTTTACGTACAATGTCCTTGTTTGCTTCAATGCCTGAGTTCCACAATTTGCTGTTGTGTTCACATACAGGACATTGTTGGTTTTTAGTTGTCAAACAGTTGTCGATAAGCCAACCACCTGGTCCCTGAAAACCATGACCAAAGATTTTGGCCCAAGGAAGACCATCTTCACCATCAACTGCTGCTGCGGGGAGAAAACGGATTGTAGCCATGCCGTTGCCGGCTTTGTCTACTTCTGGTCGCCAATAATTTTCTTTATCGGACTTACCTTCTGTGGAGGCGTTGAGCTCTGCCACTTTTGATTTCAATTTGTCCAGATTGCCTGAACTCTTTTTAAGATTTGAAAAATCTACCATGATTTACCTTTCTAGTATTAACGGAATATAAACGGATTGTCCACATGATGCATTATATAATATTATTTAGGCCTCGTCAAGTATAAACTTCAACTGGACCAAGGTGTCAGCAACATTCTTGTGTAAGATTGCCACACCACCTGCAGCACGCCAATCATCAATAATACTTTCGGTATCGTCAATGATTAACGTATCTATTCTTGCATATCTTTTCTTTAGTTCCTTACCTGGAACGAAGTTACGTTGGAAGTCAATTCCTTGCGTTTCCAACCATTGAATCTTTTGTTTAGAGATTGCTTCATGCCTGTCAGTACTAGCCGTGGAGGATAGAATCTGAGTGGGTGGCAATGCATTCCGCAGTGCCCGAACTAAGTCCATTGCATCAGGTATCAAATCCAGTGTTGTAAAGTTGTTACCTTCAATGAATTTATTAAAGAAACCACCAAACTCTTTGTTGTTTCTGGTTTGTTGTGGTGTTACACCATACAATTCCAGATATCTCTTTTCAAAATCTGCAATAACGCCATCCATATCCAAATAGATGCAATTAATTTTAGGCATGTTCTCTCAAACTTTCTTTTAAAATAGTCTTAAACTTATCTTTATCGTAAACAAGAAACGGTGTGTACTTTTCAATTTTTCTTTTCCATGTAGGCCAGATAACATCATCTGTTATCTTTTTGTTCCACATAGGTAAAAAATTCATAATGTCATTAAGTATACACACCGTCTCAATGTTAATGTTGCCATAAGTCATCTCTCTCAACAACAATGGATATTGTCCATCTACAACTACCAACATTTCATTAGGCGATTGTGTTGCTGCGAATAGACCCATTATATCTTGTTCGAACCTATAAGTCAAGCTCTGGTTTCTTTTTTGCCATTTTTTGTAATTTTCTTCACCTTCAATGCCAGATATGTCACCAATCCAATTTACGTTGGTTTCCAAAAAGTTGGCAATATAGAAGTACTTCAATTCATCTACGTTATATTTTCTGGAAAGCTTGTAAAAGGAATACTTGGCTTTGTTATTTGCAAAGTTGTCCTTTGATACGTTGGTTTTTCCGTTATAGCGAAAAAAATCGTAAGAATCAGAAGTAAAATGAAGTTTAATGCTTTGGTAGATGGCATACGCTTCAAATCCTGTCGTTTCGGTCATAGGGGCAATTGAGAACTTCTTTTCAGTAGATTTAGGTCTTGGGCTTCTTCTCTGATTTTGGCTTTCAGAGCACTGGAGACTAATGTTGATGCAACATCGACCTCCATACCCGTCTGTTCACAATGATGTATGATTGCATCCATATGTGTGGTACCAAGAGTATATGATAGTTTGGCTATCGTGTCACTAAATTCACTAATCTCATTCTTTGTAGGCATCAGGATCTCGTATAAAATAAATGGTTACCAATCTTTGCAACATACTTCAATTTCCAACCTGGATTTACCGAGGTGTTATGGTAGTACATTGATTTCGTTCTGTAGATTGTATCATGTAACTTTGCTTGTGTCAAGGCCTTTTTGGCGACAATCAGGCATTCTTCCCATGCATATTTGTTTCTGACTTCGCTTACCTTTTCACCAACCCAACTGAATTGATATGTGCTACCAGTTTTTTGATATACTACATCACATACGTTGGATGGAAATAGAGAACTGTTTGCACGATTCATGGTAACTTGTGCTACTGCCAATTTACCTTCAAAAGATTCACTTGCAGCTTCATAATATATGTTTTTGGCCATGCAAAGAACTTGCTTGCCGAGGTCTTGTGCAACGATTTGTTCAAACGCAAAGGTTTGTTGTTGTGATGATATAGGAAAAACAATTAACAATGATACTAAAACAGATGATAATAATTTACTCATCTTTACTCCTTGTGTGTGTTAAAAGGGGGAAACCCCCTTTAACCCTCAGGTAGTTTTTCTGGTGACCTTGACTTCAGGTACCGAAATATTAGACACGAAACCATTTAAGGTATGAGCCTTGTTGATAATGTCTTGTTCTGAGGGGATAGTTGGCAGTGCCGGATGTTCAGGTGGTGTTTCACCCTTAGACTTTGCCGATTCGCATTGCATGTGCCAGCCTTGAGATATGCGGTCACGCTCTGCGTTGTAAGAATCATATAACATGTCTCTTGCCATTTTTAATAGTTCAAGACGGATTTCAAAAGGTGTCATGTTTGACATAGTTTTCTCCTGTGATGTGTAAGTGTGGCGGTGGTTTTTTGAATGGGCCCCACCGAACCCATATACTTATTTATCCAATTAACGATTAGCGATGTACATAGTGATTTCAAAACCAAAACGCATATCGCTTGCTGCAGGTGTAGACCATTTCATATTAGTTCTCCTATAATGTTACAACGAAATGTTGCAACTGGATTATATATGGAAAAGGTATGAAATGTCAAGCAGAGATAATCATGAATATGTAGTAGTTTAATTCTGTTACGAGGATAAACTACCAAAAACCCTAAGCAGTGTTTAGGCTGCTAATGCGTACTCATAAGAGCTATCGTTTGCATTTACGTTTGTTTTAGTTTTAACATCTTCTCTGATGAGCTGTCCACTTCTATACTATTTGCCCTGTCGAAACTATGCAGGCCCGTCAAATGGTCTTTAAGGAAATAAATCTATACCCCAATTCTTCAATAAAATTTTTAGCCTCAAGTTTGGTCTTAAAAATTTTAAAAAAAGATAACGGAGATTCATCTAAACTAAAATTTATTTTATACATTATTTAATCCTTAAAAAACATTTGGTGGACCTGGGGGGATTCGCACCCCCGTCCAGAACACATTTCTAGTTGCTTCATACAACCATAACTTCACATTATACATGAAATTATTTAGTCTGTCAACTGTTTTTATGGTAATAATCAATTGCTTTAACCAGGCCTTCAATGTGGTCTTGTGTCTTTTCTTGGAAAATCATTGGTGATTCATTGTCCACGGCCATAATGATAATCAAATCATCAATAGGTGTACCAACTAATTCTTCATACATCAATGCATATGCAGTACATTGCCAGAAATAATCCAAAATATCTTCACGTTTTTTAATCTTTTTTGATGTTTTAAAATCAATGACTGATAACTTACCTTCATACTCACCAATACAATCAACACGGCCTGCCAATCCTAGTTGTGCGGACCATAATCCGACCTCTTGGTAGTGTATGTTATTGATTTTGTTTAGATATGGTTTGATTGATATGAACATCTCTTTGGCATCAGGCATAACTGTGCCTGGTGGTTTTGTTTCATTGTTCAGATAGTATTCACACATGGTGTGCATATTGGTACCACGGGACGTGGCATGTTTGGAGATTTTGTTTGCAACCTCCTCACCAACTCGGCGGCGCCATGCCATGATGGCCTCTTTTTTCTGAGCACCCACCACTGTGGTCACCGATGGTAATTTTTTACCATCAGGTGTGACATAATATCTTTTTCCGTCTGGAAAAGTTTGAGATTCGATTTTTGGAATCTCTTTTGGTGGGCAATAAATGAACATTATAATCCTAACTTCAGTTTCTTGTAATTTAGTATATCATTTTTTGATTGTTTTATTTTTCCAAATAACGTTTTTTTGTCGATTGTTCCATCCACAATTTCTTTTGGTGTAAATCCTAAACCTATGAGTTCATGTGGCAGAAGTGCAATTTGTCCCCATGTGTTATTGTGTTCACCTATTGGTAGGTCAGTGTATCTCATACCACGTTCCAATCTAAATCTTTCAACTTCCTTGTTCAAAATCTCAGCAATGGAATTTGCTTGAAAAAAATTGGTGTATTTATTTTTCCAATACATCGTCTTTTCATTTCCAAAATGTATTATAAGATTATTTAAATCCATATATCCTTTTTTTAATTCAGTTACATCCATTTCAGAATAACCGTATTTTTCATGTTCTTTCTCAAATTCACTTAAACGTGTCATTCCTTTTTTTCTGAGTGTTAAAGAAAACCAAAACCATTGGTTTAACACTTCAAAATTTTCATTCATTTTAAGGAGTGTTTTCTGGGATTCGAAAATACTGGCCAATGGTTCTTCAGGCAATCCAACAATCATTCCAGTTTGTGT